GGAGGCGGTGATCCAGTGCTTGGTATCTGTGACGATCCACCTGGCCCAACATCATCACCCGCACCGCCACCACCTGCCGCATCACTCCCCGCCCCATCAGTCGAGCCACCACCACCGCCACCACCGCCGCCGACGACGCCTGAATTAATTAACTCTAAATCAAAGTTAAGTATGATTGCAAGACCACCAACAGTAGGTGCCGCGCCTAGATTCGAGCCTGTTCCGCCTATGCCGACTATAAATGACGTGCTATTAGTTTGCAGTGTGACGGTTGCGCCACCTGGCCATGATCCGGTGTCCAATGCTGCTGATGTTGATGTGGACCCAATAACCACTCCATTCTCAAGCACAAATTTCGCTTTAGTGCTTGCATCAGGCGCGGGAAATAGAGTATCAAAAATGGTTCTCAGGTTAATATTTTGATCGTCCAAACTGATAATCACTAAGTCAACATCGGGATCACCGCCTCCCGCTCCTTCATCTGAATCAACCTCATCCCCGTAAGTAAATTCTAGGCCGGTATAATCGTAATTTTCTGCCTCTTTAACACTGGTTAATTCAAAGACGGTATTAACCGGAATTCCTGTTGGATTCACCATATCACGATGATTGATCGAGCGAGATTGCCCAATCCAAACATCACCATCTTTAGCATCCAGTGAAAAACTAATATGTCTAGGAATATCCGACAGACGACGTCCAATGAGTGCCGCTAGTTGTAAAGCCGTTGCTTTGTTTGTGTTGGATATCCAACGGGAATTGATGGTTTTAATCACATTGGATTCATATTTAACAATAGAATCAGTATCTACTCGTGCATAAGTTTGTTGAAAATTATTCGGTTCATCCAGTTTCATCGTGGGATCGAATTGGCCAAAGTTAACGAAAATAGTGGATGTCCTCAACTCAGTCATGTCTTTCACTCGCACAGAATCACTAATTAGATTCTCATCCATATCAAGCACATCGGCACCTGATGGGGGTTGTTTTAAAGCGGTTAGATTAATAAATCGTGTTCGCTCATCCCACCATAAATAATGCGGCATGGCCTCAGATAGTTCGATTAGTACTTTGTTGACATCCCTCGGCTTAGTAATAATGCCATCCAACAACCCAGGTAAAAATGTATCAACTTCGCTCTGCCAATCCGCATCAGGGATAAACGCTGTATCGATATTAACGAAATTAGTTAGTAAATCTTTCACAATAATATTAACTTGATCGTTTTTCTCATAGGCTAATTGAACAGTGTCATTTTGCGCGTGATCAACGTCAGCCGTATTATTTTGTCCACGGGTTAAAGTTAATACATCGCTGGATCTCGTAAAGCTCATGACCTCTGCTTTGATGGTGACTTTTCCGCTGGCAGGATATTCATCATTACCAACACCAGCAGGCGTTAGAGTGGCGGTTGTCACCCCTGCGCTTAAAGCGGCTGATAAAAGGCCGTTTGATGGTGCGGGTACTTGCGCCTTTTTACTGGATGCGAGTTTTAATGGATCCTTTGCTGTCACAGTTGCTTGACCCGCTGTTACATCCATTTTATCAATGATGTAATGCCTAGTCTGAAAGTTTTCCTCAATGAAAACACCATCTTCCAAATATCCTGACAGAACTCTTAAATTTCGATTTTGATAGTTTAAATTCCTTGCACGGAGTTTTGTCCAGAATGTTCCGCGTTCAAACGCAATCCAAGTACGATCATCGACATATTTATCGATACCTATATCACTTGACGGATGATCTGAAAATTGCAGCGATACGAATGATCGAACCCCAAACCCACCACGAGGATCAAGCACTTGTGGAGAAATATTAACTGATTCCAAAAACGGCATTGCATCAAGGCCGATTGGATGAGGTGATCGGTCTGTGCAAAATCGATAGATTAAAGTCGCATTTAAAGTGATTATTTCGTCACCTGTACCAGATTCAGTCACTAATCCGGTAGCGGTTGAGAATGTCATAACGGTTGCGGTCAATGCTGAGATTAATAATTCGGTTTGGTTATTTCCTGTATCAGTAAAGTTAGTTGTTGTGACCGTGTGACCGACCTTAAGCCCATCCGTAATATAAGACCCTGATGATCGGGTAAAGGTTTTTCCGCCCGATGCTACCGCAATGGTTTGTTCGCCGGTTGTGACGCCGGTTGGGGTATAATCAAATAAATCTTGCGAAGTTTCAAAAGTGTTAAAACATTTATCGTCTGGTAAAGTAGTGGGTATTGGTGTATTGCCGTCTTTTGTAGCCACACCGGAAGCTGTATTATTAGTAATCGTTTCGGCAGCGGTTTGAAACTCTATGCCGTTTGTTAGTCTATAACTAAAAGTAAATGTAGGGTTTGAGCCGGTTATTTTAGCTAACGTTCCAATTGCCCCTGATGTTCCGCCCTCTATCTCATCTCCAACGTTAAAATCATTAACCGACACCGCTGTAGTGTCTATTGTTCTAAAGCCGCCAACACATGGCAAAACGCCGAAGGTATTGGAGCAATAGTCAAGTTCAATCTCAACAACATAAATATGCTCTTTAGCATACTCAATTCTTTTGCTATCAAAACTCATAAATCAGCATGCGCTTTAATGTTGAATGACACTGACATTAAGCGATGACCTCCACCCATATTAACAGGTGTTATATCTTCTCTGACCTTACCATAAGCCACTTCATCGGAGTAAAAATCAGGTCGCCACTTTAAAAAGAAAGGCAAAGTTCTAGCCGAATCAACAAACACTTTAAATTCATCACGATAAAATTGATCGTCTAAAAACTGCCAACTAACAGATGTCGCCAAACCTTTCCTGATAATATTCTCACCGAGAAATTGACCGCTTTCTGACTCATTGGATTGATATTCTGTTACTGGCGATAAAGTGATCGGTGAATGTCCCCCGTAGATATTGGTCGGCATCTCTAAAAATGTTCCCGCTGAAACAACCCCAATCTCAGTACTGGATATTAACGTCGAAACGAGCGCAACCTCTCGGATGGTTCGAGCGTCAAACGTTACCATCACCGGGCCGTTATCAGCAAAAGTGATCGACTCCACATCGGTTAACGCGCCGCCCACTGTCTCAGCGGTTTGGATCAGTACAGTCTCACCAGCCAATGCATGAGCTGCGATACCAATAAAATTAACACTCTCATCAGCACCGGTCTGGAATTTAACGGTTAACGATCCGCTAGACGGTCTGAAGCGCTCCCAGGTATTAGGGATCAAAGCCACCTTAGCCGCATCAGTGGTTGAATCGGCTAATAGGTTATTGAACCCAATTTGAGCACCTGATGGGTTGCTGATCGGTATTGATTTGGCGATGATAGGCATTTACAGGGTCCATTGATGACCGGCGAAGGTTTGAATAGTCGATAGGTCGCTAAACTCAACAGAATCTATCTGCTCACCTTCATCGTCCAATACCGAGATGTCATTCATATAATTAGCGAATTCATCGATATCCAATGGCTCATCTTCAATGGCAATCACAGAATAATCAAAATCGATTTCTGGTTCCCCCATCTCAATCGCTCTGGTTTTTAGATCATCTAACTTATTTCCAATTTCTAAAATTCCATAAGGCGATAAAACCAAGATGAGAATTTTATTGTAGTAGGAACGAGAACCGACAAGTTGACCACAGGTAGAAAGTTTCAAACCTTCTGGAAATCCTGCAAAATCATCATCCACTTTTATAATCATTTGTTTCATAGTAATGCTACCTCTTGAGCGGTTAGGGCTATATCAAAAATGGGCACTTTAGATATATGCCCAAACAAATGCTGTGTTGCTGTAGTATTACCCAAATCTATATTTCCAGATAAGTTCGGTGTGAAAACTGCACCAGCGTCAGTGCTAACAGTGGCGACGCCATCTAAAAAGCCGGTTATAATATTAGTAGACGAATTGAACGACATAGCTACTTTAGACTTGCCAGAAAACGCTCCATCTGCGGCAATTATTATGGTCGCATCACCATGCTTTGCCTGGATAGCCCCAGTCGTTGAAATTCTAATAAAACTTAATTCTGTTGCTTCGTCAGCTCTTATCAAATAACGATTCGCGCCCGTTCCACCGGTAGGCAAGTCGTCTGTATTTATCTCTACCTGAACTGTAAAGTCGCCTCCATTGGGATAATTGCCAGCAACAGGTAAATCTTGATCATCAGCCGCTCTAGCCACTGTTGAACCTTCTGTTCTGATGTAGCTTGTGGCGAATGGTAATTCTTCGAGTTGAGCGCCCCACAAATAAAAACCATCACCAATAGTCCATGAATTCGATAGATTTCTGCTGTCAGAATCCGTCACCATCATAGCAAAAAAGCTTTGCAAGGTTGTCGTTGCTGTTACGACTGTTGCTGTAACCCGATAAAAACCTTCTCTGATTAGTTCAATAGTTGCATCGTCAATATCAGCATCTTGCGAACCTACAACCCCGGTTAATAAATTAAAATTAACTCTCGGGTCATTTGCTACATGACCACCAGCAAAGAATATCTGCAATACAGATGCTTCAGACGCTTTAGCAAAAACACTAACTGTGTGAGTGGTCGAGATAGCGACTGTTGGGTTATCACTAATAATTGGTGTAATAGTTGCAGTGGAACTGGCTTCGAACTTATCTGCACTAGTTGTTCCATCAGGCGAAGCAATAACATTTGCTGAAACAGTCGAGCTACCTTTGTTCCATGTAACAAAATCAAATTCCTCAGAACGAATTTGAAGATTAGTACTAGCCCCCTCAATCAATGCGCCTAAATTCTCACCGGTTACTGAGTCATATTCAATCCGTAAAGACTCGGTAAATGTCTGCATGGCGCTTGATGCGATGCTTTTGACGTAAGGGAGAGGTTTTACTGATTCGGTCACTTGAGCGCCCCAAATAAGCGCCCCGCTTGAGCCATCGCCCAAATATCCCGTATCTACCCCGTCAACTAATGTGACAATGAAATCATCATCAGTCCCTGTAGCGGTTGCTTCAATGGAAACCGATAACTTATACCAGTTATCATCCGATAGTTCTATTTTTGCGATAACTCCTGAATCAAAAGAGACTATTGTTCCTGTAACTATATCGAAGATAGCATCCTGATTAATCGGAAAAAGAGTAGCCGACGCTCTGGTTCCAATCCTTAGATTTCTTTTTTTACCGTCTTTTTTAGCAAAAATAGAGAAAGTATAAAAATTTCCACTTGTCGTAGAAATATCTGGAATGGATATAAATTTTGTATTCGTATTTGCAGCCTCAATGAGCTTATCGGCTGTTAAATCTCCAATAGGTGAATTGGTGAGGTTAGCCACAACACTTAAATCAACTTTAGTCCATGCTGCATTGTCGAATTGCTCACTAAAAATCAGTAAATTCGTGACCGTTCCAACAAAATCAGTGTCGAGGAAAAACTCCGCTTTATTATTTACAATTCGTCTGTTAATAAAAGTCGCTGAACTATTGCGAGAATAAGTAAACAGATCGTCAAATAAAACAGCATTACTATTTTGTGAGAATGTTTGACTATCAAAGTGCATATCGACTAGAGGGATTAATGCTCTAGGTACGCCTGCGGCTGGAATAGTGGTTTTGCTCACTGGAATAGCTGGGCTAGCCGCTGATACGGTTGTTTTACTGACCGGTATACCTGCGCTAGCTTCTGATACAGTCGTTTTCGATACAGGAATAGCCGGTGCGTTTTCTGATACAGTGGTTTTGCTCACTGGAATAGCTGGAGACGACTCACTAACCGTAGTCTTAGCAACCGGAATAGCCGGTGTTGATTCTGATACCGTTGTCTTGCTGTTTGGTATGCCTGGACTAGCAGGCGGTTTAGTTGTGATAGCCATATTACCCTCCGATCACGTTGAGCTGTGCGCCATCGCCCAAAGCTTCGTTAAATTGTTCAATTAATTCTCTAACCGCGTCCATAGACATAACCCCTGACCCTATAAAGTTTACATCAATTGACCGGTTTACTTGTTGTGCTTGCTGTTGTGGTGCTGCCGCTTGAGATTGACCACCAATAGCCGCCGCTGGTGCGCCTCCACTTATTGATCCCTGCGTCTTACTGCCGCTGTTGATCTTCTTAATTAATGCACCTGTTGTTGCTAAACTTGCCGCTGCAAATGCCGCGCCTACTACAGGTCCGCCGATTTTAGTCCCAGCCTCATAAGAGTTAACCGCTGCATGATAACCTTTTATGACTGCTTGAATGGTTGATGCGATTGCAAGCGCCTTTGTTACTTTTTTTGACCCTGCAGCTAAAGCTTGAAAACCTTCTTGGATACCCTGCAATGTTATTTGTCTTTTTACATCTTCTGAAGCTTGTAATATTTCGGCCTCTTTTTCTTTAAATAGAATAGTTGTTAGCTCTCCCCGCTCTTTTGCCGCCTTTAGCATTTCATGCTCCCTTTCAAGGTGGGCTAATTGCATTTCCTCTTGAGATTGAAAGCGTAAACCAAGAGCCTCTAATAATCCAATGGTTTCAGCTTCGACTAATTCGATTTCGGAAGTGGTTTTTGTGCCGACTCCCTCGCCTTTTAAGTCTACATCACCTAAAGCCGCCGCCTTGGCAACTGCCAATTTCTCATATTCTAACACCGCCTCGTCAACGAAGGTTTTTATACCTTCGCTTGGAAGGGGTTGAAGGGCTGCATCAGAAAGCGCTAACAGTTTCATTTGAAGCGCTTCGATTTGGGATGTCGCTATATCTCTAGCGATTTGAGCTACGCTCTTTGATAGCCCATCTGCCTGTTCTTTCGTCTTTCCGAAGATAAAGCCTAATGCTCTAAACTGACCACCAATAGCGCCCTGAGTTTTACCTATCTCCTTAAATTTATCCCCTAAGTTTTCAATCGTTTCAGCCAGTTCCGCCGTAGCCACTGTGACCGCTGATGTAAACCCTAATGCGGCAACCTCCAAACCTTTAAATATTAATTCTATTGCGTGTAGCCCATCAGCAAATACACCAATTACACTGACCACGCTTTTAATCACTTTCTTAATAAACTCACCGGCACCACCGGCCTCTTTTGCCATGTCAACAAATAGCTCGGTAACTGCTGCGATGATAGGCGCAAGCTCTACGGTTGCTTGCTGAGTTAATGCTTCGATTACACCGGCTGCCTTAGCTAGCTCTGCGCTTGCTAGCTCTGCTTTGGCTACATCGATATCCGACAGGCCTATACCTAACGCTTTCGCTTCTTGGGTGAGCGCGTTGAATGCTTTGGCGTTGTTTTGGAATAGTGGGGCGAGTCGGATCGAATCACCGGCCAATGCTTCCATAAAGAAAGTCATTTCTTGTTGAGATACGCCAGCTTCTTCTAAGGTTTTAACATACAGCCCTAAAGCATCTTGACCGGATAAATCCTTGAACGCATCGGCGGTGATTCCAACCTTTGGACCGATAACCTCGAAGAAGTCCACCATAGGACCAGCACCACTTATTAGGAAGTCGCCAATACGGTCATTAACATCTTTCAGAATGTCGCCGTATTTCTCTGTCGATATACCTGCTGTACTGGCGGCAAATGCGCCTCTTTGAAACGCTGCTACCTGGGTGTCTGCTGCTACTGCTAGGTTTTTGAGTTCTTTGATTGATGCGAGGTTTGATTTTACGATTGCAGCTGCTACCCCCGCGGCTGCAGCTGTGGCGGCTAATGCCCACTTACCCCAACGGTTTGCTGAGTCTCTTAATTGTTGGCTACCGATCTTTAAGGCTTTGCCAGATGCTTTAATGCCGTCTTGTACGCCCTTTGTGTCAGCGGTTATTTTTACGCTTAGAGCGCCGATCACAGTTTCAGCCATTTATAATACCTTGATACCTTGAGCCTCTAGTTTTTCGCCTCGCTTAACTGCTGCAATATAATCATCTTCATGAATATTGCCAACCATTTTATTGCGCCTCGCTTCGTGGATATTTTCAGCCTCCGCCATTGTCATATCCCAAAATTCACTAGGGGCTACGTTGTAATGGCCTACCATTATTTGATAGACCCACTCTAGCGGATACCTACCATCAGGTGCTATCGCTTCGATTTCTTCGGCGCTTTGGGCTTTTTTTTTTGCCATTGGCGCATTAAAGTTAGGTGAAAATAGCTGGATATGCTCTCCATATTCCTCCAGTACTTTATGCTTTTGCTCATCGTCAGCAACAAAAATAACATCGTAAATATCCATCCAAGGAGCATCGAACCCGCATTCGTCAAACAGGATGTAATAGAATTTAGAAACCTTAACAAAGTCAAAGTTCTGAACATCAAATTTAGATAGGTTCATTACCCCTATCTCAATATTAACCCGTTCAATAATTTGCATCGTTACAACTAAGCGATGTTTTTTCTTTTTCCATTGTAGTGGAATAGGCTTGCGAATAGCCATTAAGTTGCAGCCACAAAGACGGCAACGCCACTAGATGCAAAGGTCGCATCCCATGTGAATGGGGTTAATGAATCTCCTGATGCTGTTAGTGCGCTTAACACACCATCGACTGTAATCGTCGACCCGCCATCGGGAAACGTCCACACCAGCTCTACCGCTTGACTAGCTCCAAAAAAAAGGCTAACTAGTTCTAGGTTTTTAAGGGGGCCGCTAAGAGCCATCTCCAAAGACTTCTTCCCGTGGACAGCCGCTAGCGATTGCCACCCGCTAGAGTCGTCATCAGTAACGTCTAAAATCTCGCCGTTGAAAGTAACGCCTTTGGTTACGACGCCAAGCAGCGTTGCCCCACCGACTGTGGCACCTATATCCTCACCTAACATCTTAATATCTACGCTCATTTTTCTACCCTCTTGTTAAGCCGGTAAAGGCTCGAAAATAATTCTAAATCGTTGGATAGATTGTCTGGTTAAACCATCAGACTCTAACGCTACTGTGCTAAATTCTTGGTGTATTGTCGAAATGCCAAAGCTTGCTGTATCCTGGAAGGCGAATCGATGTAGTGAATTGTAAATTTGTGTCGCTAGATCCACTACTTCCTTGCTGCCTTTGGATTGACTATACGAAATTATCTGGACGGTTGAATTAAACCCCGTCTCGTTATCTGTGTCGGCTTCGTTTGATGTTAAAGGATCAACTCTCACATAAGGGAAACCGTAACTATCTTGGGAAACGTCGTCAAATACCTTTACAGGTGATAAATCAGTTTCCAGTTTATTCTGAATGACTTTGAATATCTCGTTCACTCGCCAGCCTTTTTAATTTGTGAATCCATCGCGTTCGCCATATTGGTAGAGAAAAACTTTATTTCAGCATCTTTGGCGGGTTCAAGCCAAGGACGATTTAATGATGTCTCTAAGAATAGCCCGTAATCCAGGTTAGTCCCTACATGAGCCACTTGCGAGCCTCGCTTATGATCGACATCAATTGAACTAATTAGACGCCCTTTGTCGGTATAACAAGAGGGTAGAAAAATGAGCGTAGATATTAAGATGTTAGGTGAGGATATAGGTGCCACAGTCGGTGGGGCAACGCTGCTTGGCGTCGTA